CATCCATCTTGCGTTTGTGATCACAAATCTGTAACTCACTGAAATTACACGCTTTTCCCTGCTGGATTGAAGACCAATCAGTAATAAAACCTAATAGAATCAACACCTTAGCACTACAAAACTGTGCAGAAACAACAAAAGCACATCAAAAGAGGGGGGCGGCGAGGGCCACCCGTGGGTATGTGGTTACATATATATGTATAAGCACACAGAAGGGGTATTTTAAGCCACACTTTTTACGTGTATCCCTCCATATACACCCCCTACTGGACCACAGGGTAGTAACTTTATGTTACAACATGTTACAAAACTAGGGAAAAGCGTTACCAGTACAACTTTCTTTCGTTGAAATACAACAACTTAGCATTTTATATCCATAATAGGGGGTTGACTAGGGGGTAAAACTAAGTATAACTGCGTAGCAGTAGCAGCCTATAGTTAAACTTTAAGTGTTTTAACTTAAAATAAAGTAATACTTATTATATAGTATAACTAATATACAAGTATAAACTTATAAATAGTTTAACTTATACAGAATGTGTTACATATTAGTTCTTGGACTTAGGAAGAGTTTAACACTAAGAGTTTAACTATAGTGTTGACAACTATTTCTTTATGTAATACACTATTTGTATGTAACACACATAATTTGTAACGATAATAGTGTTACCCTCTGGTACGTGTCACGAATATATGTGTCACTCTCCCTCGTTTCCTCTCTCCTAACACGTAGTTTGCGGCACGTACCTTTTTCTCATTTAAGGTATTGACAATGAAACGTAAGCATATACAACTATATGCAGGTGAAGACGTTATTGAAGAGTTTTACAGAGCGATAGCCGAAGGTAATCCTCGTAGAATGGAACGTATACATATCCCTAAGAGTGATGTATTCTATGTTCGTGCTGCTATTGAAGCTGACACTGGAGTGAGATACACACTAGATCACGTAGAGCGTGCTATGTATCTCGAAGGTATGATAGAGCGTAAAGACGTATTAGATCCAGGCAGAGAACGTGATGGTGTAGGTTAATGTACGTAGGTGTAATTCTTATCCCTGTACTTATAGCGTTACTCGTAGGATGCACTAATGTAACATACACAGCGTCCTGTAATCCTGGTGATGCTGTATGCCAGAGAAACCAGAATGCACAGACACTTGCTATCATCGGTCAGGAAGATGCCGCTATACAGTTACTGTGTGAAGATAGTACTCTTCGTGATACTCTTGACGAGCAGTGCGCTGGGCGGTGACATTGCAGGTGACTTCTCTAGCAACACAGAGAACAGTGTCGTAGAGAGTAATAACCAGACAGAGAGCGTAACCAATAACTACAACGGTGCTGGTAGCTCTCCAGGTTCGCAGCCTGTCATGTCAGCAATAGCTCCTACTGTAATGGGTGGTGGTGGTAACGATAGCTGCCTTATCTCACGTCAGGCTGGACTACAGGTTACACTCTTTGGTCTTAGTGCTGGTACGACTGTACAAGATGAACACTGTAACAGACGTAAGAATGCAAGACTACTGGGTTTACCACAACAGGTGGGTGGCTTAGGATTACAGGTATCAGCTATATCTGTACTATGCCAAGACCCTAGCGTGTTCCGCAGTATGATGCTAGCTAACACGCCGTGTCCTATCAGTGACACAAATTCAGGTAAACTTCTTATGGGCAAGGCAGCAGTAAAGAAGTACAGAGAGAATCCTGCCTTGTACATCGTAGGATATGAGTTAGACCCAGAGTTCTGGGATGCCTTGTTAAAGGCAGAGGAGGAGACAGATGAAGTTATCGCTGAAGACAGTGGCCCTAAGCTTAGCATTAGTGACAGGTTCCGCACAACTAAGCAACGCACAAGAACTAGCAACAACAATGACAGGTCAAGAAAAGATTGACTATCTGATTGCTTCTCTAGGTGCAATTAAGACACGTATTGATGATGGATCTGTATTAACTGTTGGTGCTGTAGGCTATGCGCAGATCGGTGGTGTTGTAACTGATGGTGCCATGGATGATGGTATTATCTCAGCGCAGGAACTAGCAGACTACACAGAAGCTAAAGACTTAGTTCTGACACATGACTATGCTGTAGCTCAGACTGCTGAACAGATGTTTATGCAAGAGTATGCTGCTAACATGACTGACTTGACTGCAGCAGTAGATACTCTGACAGCAGCTACCTCAACCATCATGTCTGCAGTAGCTGTAATGGAGATTGCTTCAGCTGCGGATACTAAGCCAGAGCAAGTTGCACTGCAGGGCATGGTAGCGTCAGACGCATACAGTATTGACGCAGGTGAAGTAGATGCGTATAATGATGCTGTAGTTGCAGTAGAAGGTTATGCTCAACAGGCTGGTGCTTTCATGGCTGCTGCTAATAACAGTGAGTTGACAGCAAGTATTGACTCTTACGCATCACAGGGTAACTTTGTAGTAGGTAGCTATACTGCTATCACATACACACAGTCAGTTGATGAGTTTGTAATTACATGGGCAGACTCAGGATTTAACTCAGGCTGGCAGGGTTACTTAACACCTGAGATGAAGAGTGCATCAGATGTTTACGCTGCTGGTGAATATATCGAAACATATGGGGCAATGCCAACACAATGAGCGACTTCGAGTTTAGCGTAGGTGGATACAACATTAAGGGCTGGATGGTAGCAGTAGCTGTCCCAGTCCTGTCTACGCTCTCAGGGGCGCTGTACTTCTCGTATGATGCACTAAACCGTTTCTATGATACCGAGGCTGCAGTAGAGGAGGTTCTGGCTGTCCAGAGCCGCGTACAGACGCTAGAGCAAGCTATCCTAGATAATGATGTACGTGGACTTAACACTAAGCTCGCAGCACTAAGTACTAACATGCAGCAGATCCTTGAGCAACAAAAGCTCCTGCTGGACTTGCGTAGTCAAGTTGATAAGGCAACAACAATAACTGATGGACTAGGTGATACCCTAGATGTTATTCAGACAGAGATTGATGACATCTGGAATGCCTATGATGAACTAGCGGATAACCCACTATGAAGCAACTACAAGACGATAGTATCTGGGCCGAAGCTGATGCGGATGGCGATGGTGTTGTAACTGACGAGGAGATTGCTCTGTTTGAACGCAGAGTACGCTTTGAGAATGAAGACAAGAAAGAAGACGCCCAGCGCAATATGGCATGGTTCGCTTTGGCTGGTATGCTTCTATACCCTTTCAGTGTGGTACTGGCGGCGGCGCTGGGCCTCTCTCAAGCTACCTCTGTATTGGGTAGTATGGCTGCAACTTACTTTGTATCTGTGGCTGCTATTGTAGCTGCGTTCTATGGTAAAGAAGCTTACGCAAAAGGTAAGAAGTAATGTCTGTAGAATATCGAGGTGAGAAGTTTGCTGGTTACAACAAACCCAAACGTACTCCAGATCACCCTACTAAATCACACGTAGTACTTGCCAAGGAAGGTGATACTATTAAGATGATTCGCTTTGGGGAGCAGGGTGCTAAGACAGCAGGTAAACCCAAAGCTGGTGAGTCCGAGGCCATGAAGAAGAAACGTGCTAGCTTTAAAGCACGACATGCTAAGAATATTAAGAAGGGTAAGCTCAGTGCAGCTTACTGGGCTAACAGGGAAAAGTGGTGATGCCTGTACATAAAGTAAAAGGTGGCTACAAGTGGGGTAAGACTGGTAAGGTCTACAAAACTAAAGCTGAAGCAGAGAAGCAAGGTAAAGCTATCTACGCTTCTGGTTATTCAGCTGGTAGTGGTGAGAAGAAAAAGTATAACAAAGGTGGTTACGCTAAGTGTGGCGCATCTTATAAGGGTTAATCATGAAGTTTTATCATAAATATCAGAAGGCTCTAGAAGAGCATGGCTATCGTGTAGACGAATACGGCTACGTATGGGACTTTGCAGGTAATCAAGCTGCAGGTGAAGACAATTATGGTAACGTTCAGAGTAAAGACCCTAACGTAACTAACATCTGTATCTTAGCACAGGCGCAGATGGATGCAGAGGATAAGCCTGCACTTAAGTCTAAACCAAAGGCTACACCTAAAAAGAAGGCATCTAAGTAATGACTCTCTTTGCTCAAGGCAAACCAGCACGTACAGTTAGTAAGGGTGTTATCTGTGATGTACAGAACCAAGTAGAGGTTCTATACACATGCCCTGCTAACTGTCGTGCCGAGGTGTCTATGCTTTTCTGTGTGAATGCTAATGGTACTACCTCGGCTTTGGCTAAGTGGTACCAAGCATCCACTACGGATGAGTTTAACCTTATCGGTGGTAAGAACTTAGGTACAGGAGATTACATCCTACTTACAGGTGCTACCCTTGTGCTTGAACCTGGGGATGAGATTCGTTGTATTGCTACAGGTAACTCTACCCCAACACTGGACTATATGTGTACTGTAACTGAAACGTTTGTACCAGTAGGTTAACGGGTATTCCAAATTAGCAATTCTATAGTTTAAACAATCAAGTATAACTATTATCGCACACAAATAAAAGGAGAAGTGCGATGAAGTTCTTGAAGAAACTGTTAAAGACTATTGAAGTATACCAACAGAAACGTGCTGATTATCTAATATTGCAAAGGTTTTCAGACCGTGAACTACATGACATCGGCTTAGGTCGGTCACAAATCAAAGAGGTTATTTATGGCAAGGAATCTGACGGAGAAACAACAAAGGTTTCTTGATGTACTGTTTGATGAAGCAGGCGGGGATGTTGTAGCAGCTAAGAAACTAGCTGGCTATGACCCTGCCTCTAGCACAACAGCTATTGTAGAATCGCTTAAGGACGAGATTGCAGAGAAGACACGTACTTACTTTGCACGTATCGCTCCTAAAGCTGCTATGTCTATGGTAGGTGCTTTGTATGATCCTACTGAGTTAGGCATTAAAGAAAAGATGTCGGCAGCAAAAGACTTGCTAGATCGTGCAGGACTTGGTAAAGTAGACAAAGTTGATGTCTCCTCTTCTGGTGGGGGTATCTTTTACTTACCTCCAAAAGAAGGGTCAAACGAATAATACCAACAAGAGACTTGGGGTTCTGGGAATTACCGTTACCCCCTAAAACACATAACAAGAAGTGGCACCCGATAGTCAAACTTGCAAAGACTGTACCGTTTGGCTATGAGGTAGATCCAGAGAACCCTAGACTATTATTACCTATTGAGTCGGAACTTGAAGCATTAGAGCTTGCAAAGCGTCATCTTAAGCAGTATAGTTATAGAGCCGTAGCACAGTGGCTTACAAAAGAAACAGGCCGCTATATCTCTAACCAAGGCTTACAGAAGAGAATCAAGATTGAGCAAAGACGTAAGAACGCAGCTAGAATTAAGCGCAAGCTTGCCAAGTGGCTCGAAGAAACCCTTGCGGAAATCGAGAAACTCGAAACCCAAGGGGTCGGGGCATACTCAGAGATCGGCAAAGACAGCTGAAACAGTCGCTACCCCTGAACCACAGACTGTACCTGCACAAGTCAAAGCCCCTGAGTTCGACGTGGATGCAGCACAGGAAGTAGTGTTCAAGCCAAACCCCGGCCCCCAGACGTTCTTTCTAAGTGCGTCAGAACGGGAAGTACTGTATGGTGGTGCGGCTGGTGGCGGTAAGTCATATGCTATGCTAGCTGACCCACTACACGGACTGAATGACCCTAACTTCAGTGGTCTACTTGTACGACATACTACGGAAGAACTACGTGAACTAATACAGAAGTCTCAGGAGTTATACCCACGTGCAGTCCCAGGAATCAAGTGGTCAGAACGTAAGTCTCAATGGACCAGCCCAAGAGGTGGACGCTTATGGATGTCCTATCTGGATAAAGATACAGACGTTACTCGCTACCAAGGACAGGCATTTAATTGGATCGGTTTCGACGAACTTACACAATGGTCTTCACCTTATGCTTGGGATTATATGAGGTCACGTCTACGTAGTGCTCATGCAAACGATTTAGGTTTGTATATGCGTGCTACAACCAACCCTGGTGGTGCTGGACACTCTTGGGTTAAGAAGATGTTTATTGATCCTGCACCCGCAGGTAAGCCCTTCTGGGCAACGCATTTAGATAGCGGGGAGACTATTACATACCCCAAGGGCCACAGTAAAGAAGGCCAACCTCTATTTAAACGCAGATTTATTCCCGCTAGTTTATTTGATAACCCATATCTTGCAGATGCAGGTGACTATGAAGCTATGCTTTTGTCCCTGCCTGAGCATCAGCGTAAGCAGTTGCTTGAAGGTAATTGGGACATTAACGAAGGTGCAGCGTTCCCTGAGTTTGACAGGAATGTACACGTAGTTGATCCGTTTGATATTCCAGAGTCGTGGACTAAGTTTCGTGCATGTGACTACGGTTATGGATCTTACACAGGCGTACTATGGTTTGCTGTAACACCTGACGAACAACTTGTTGTGTACCGTGAGATGTATGTCTCTAAGGTTACAGCATCAGACTTAGCCGACATGATCCTAGACGTAGAGAAGCATGACGGTGGTATGAGATACGGTGTGCTCGACTCCTCTTTATGGCATAACCGTGGTGACACTGGGCCTAGCTTGGCAGAACAGATGAATGCTAAAGGCTGTCGCTGGAGGCCCTCTGATCGGTCAAGAGGCTCACGTGTCGCAGGTAAGAACGAAATACATAGACGTTTACAAGTAGATGAGTTTACTGAAAAGCCTCGCCTAGTGTTTATGTCTAACTGTACACACACTATTGCACAGATCCCTAGTATCCCTCTAGATAAAAGAAACCCAGAGGATGTAGATACTAACGCAGAGGACCACCTATATGACGCTTTGCGTTATGGTATCATGACTCGCCCACGTAGCAGAAGCATATGGGACTATGACCCTGCTGCACAACGAACAGGCTTTCAAGCCGCAGACCCAACGTTTGGATACTAAAAGATGGCAGAACAAGAAGAAATGTTTGAAACAGATGAAGTCGTAGCGGCAGAGAGCAGTGACGATAGCATCTTTACGCAGAAGTCTAGCGTAGTTAGTTTCGTGGAGGATCGTTTCTCTCGTGCAGAGGATGCTCGACGTGGTGACGAAGAGCGTTGGCTACGTGCATACCGCAACTATCGTGGTTTGTATGGTCCAGACATGCAGTTCACAGACTCAGAGAAGTCACGTGTATTTGTTAAAGTTACTAAGACTAAGACCCTAGCGGCATACGGACAGATTGTTGACGTACTGTTTGGTAACAACAAGTTCCCTCTTTCAGTCAACCCATCTGTACTGCCTGATGGTGTAGCTGAATCGGTACACATCAACGTTGATCCTAACTCAGAACAAGCTGGTGACGCACTTAAAGCTGTTACTCAGTCCAGCCCAGCGCAGAACTACTTACTAGATGGCGATACACAGTTAAAGCCTGGTGAGACTTTGATGGATCTAAAGCGCCGTCTAGGACCTCTCTCCACTAAGCTAGACGCTGTTAGCGAGAAGATTATTGAGGGTGACGGTACAGGCCCTACAACTGTATCCTTCCATCCTGCTATGGTAGCAGCTAAGAAGATGGAAAAGAAGATCCACGATCAG